GGTCGAGAGACCAACCGGAAGAAGTCCTTTCTGGACCCCTTCCTTTCGGCATGAGTATGCCTTGAGCATGCACTTGCGAGTGAGGTCCCTGGAGTCATAGAATTCCCTCGGGAGGAGCAGCCTTGCTGCCTCCATTCAACCGGTAATCAATACCGGCGAGAAGGGTCTATGATGTACCAGGGTACAGCTCCGATTGGAAGTTGGGTTAACCCCAGGTGAGGTGCCTTCTACCATCCGGTGGAAGGCCCGAGTCTACTAAATGAGACTCCTTGTTGGGGAATCGAATGATTCGCCCTCTTGGTATGGAGGATGTCGCCTCCTTAAATCAGGGTCGCTACCCTTAGCCTATGGGGGAGAATCGGGGTGATTCTCCTGACTTGGAGTTCTGCATTGCAGAGACTCCCTCAGTCTAATCCACTGACCCCCGCCTCAGGGGCGCCTACGGCCCTCCCAATTGGGAGCATACCGAAGCGGTCAAACGGATTAATTACAATAATTAATCATGTTAAACCTACTTGTCCGTCTCTTGACGATGACTCGCCAGAGTAAGATAAGAGGTGCAACACGCTTGACTAGGCGGCTGCGCTTAACGACGCAGCAACGGCTGATCGGGTTGTGCATAAGCATAACCCGGTTAGCAGTCGGAGGGATGACGCGGGATAGACTCAGAGCCATTTATTCCTTCACTAAGGTAGTGATCCTTCTTTATAGAACCCGGGGCCAGAAGGGTCTGGTCTTGTGGTTAAAAGCCGCCAATGTCTGTTTGTTAGCCATTGGTGGTTCTCCGAAGAAGGACAGTCGAGATGTTGGGGCGTTCGTCGGCTTATCACGGAGCGGTTTACCGCGGGTCATACCTGCGTTACACCGTCACCGAATAAGACGCGGCGACGACCAGCTTCTTCGGCTGTGGTTAACCTTATTCGGCCTCTACCGGGTACTGAAATACCCGGCTGAGGTGAAGACGGAAACCATTACTCGTCCCGGAGTGGAACTCTCTGTGGCTTTTCTTTCCTCTTGGGAGACTTGGTTGAAAGACCATTTCTTCAAGGGGCTCGAAAGTGTCACAGATGAGAACTATAAAGGGATGAACCCTGAATTATTACCTGCACCCGAACTCCTCGCTCTTGCCCAGAGTGGAGCCTGCTCAGGTCCTCAGATGAGTTCTTTCTCATCTAGGGCCTGGGCGGCTTACATTTGGGTGACCGGAGCGATGCATGTACCAGGCCCTAAGCATAAGGGTCGTGAGATTCCGCCCAATTGGGGAGAATCTCTTCCTTGGTATCTGCATTATTGCGGTCAATACGAGGGAACTAAATCTCTTTGGACGAAAATGGAAGCCGTGGCGTCATATGACCCCAAAGGCTATCCTTTCGCCGGGAGATTAGCTACCAAGTTGGAAGCAGCGGGTAAGGTTCGTGTGTTTGCCATGGTCGATTACTGGACTCAGGTTGCCCTGAAGCCGTTGCACGATAGTATCTTTGACTTACTAAAGGAGATACCCAGCGATGGTACCTTCGATCAACATAAGCCCGTAAAGGCTTTGATCAAAAGGTCCAAGACCGGGTATTTAGCAAGCTTTGATCTATCTGCAGCGACGGATCGGCTTCCAGTGCGGATCCAGCAATCGATCCTGGCGGTGATGTTTAATGCTAACTTTGCTCAGGCCTGGAAGTCCCTGTTGGTAGATCGCGAATACGCGCTTCTACCATCGGTCAAGGATCGTCCGGACGATCCGATTCATCTCTATGATGAATCATCGCGTTACCGGTACGCGGTTGGCCAGCCCATGGGGGCTTACTCGTCTTGGGCAATGTTAGCACTTACGCATCATGCGATAGTTCAGTTTGCTGCCTTTAGAGTAGGCATAGATGGCTGGTTCAAGGACTATGCTGTCCTTGGTGACGACATCATCATTGGGAATGAGGATGTCGCGAATCACTACTTGAGGGTGATGGAGCTCCTGGGCGTTGAAATCGGATTAGCAAAGTCCCTGATTAGTAACAACAAATCAGGAGAGTTTGCGAAAAGATTTTACCGCTCTGGTGTGGACGTCTCCGGTTTACCATGGAACTTGTGGCTTATGTCTCAGCAATCGCTGAGTGCATGTGTCGCAATGTGCCAATGGTTAAACCTGGGATGGACTCCCACATTATCTCAAGCAATGGCAGCATTTGGGGTGGGGATGAAGAACATGGCGCGATTAGGTTCTACCTGGGAAACCCTTCCCAGGCGCCTGGCCGCTCTATTGGTCATCATTTCCCATCCCGATTCTAAAACCGCCTTTTCTAAGGCAAACTGGTTAGAATGGGTCGGTTGCCGTGGTCCTCTTCTTCCCCAGGTTTGGGGGGATGAGGCGTCGACATGGGTCTCTCCATGGATGGATTCGCTCGTAGAGCTAACCAACCAATGTGAGGAGATCCTTGATCGACGGCACAAAGATGTATTCTTTTCAGAGTTTACATCTTCTGTGGACCCGGTGATCCAAGGGATTCTGACCAGGACTAACGCTGAGTTAGTCGTCGTAGAAAGACGGATTCAGGTAGTCCGCGATACCATAACCCATTTCCATCGTCTCGGTATTTCTCTTCAGGCGCGGCAGATATCTGCCGTTATGTATCAAGCGATACGTATGTTAGAGAATTCGGTGGCGAGAATTCCTCTTCCTATCGCTGAGCTCAACCGAGCCCGCGAGAAAGAATTGGAACCTCGCTTTTCGGATCTCTACCGCCTTTGGAAGAATATTCGAGTTCGAGGATCTAATACCTTTGGTCTTGGGATACCGGAAGGTATCCCACGGATACGTCCTTCCTCAGCTCCTTATCCAAAGGAACTAGAGGTTGATTAGGACGGCCGGACCCTTGGTCTATACTACATCCACTGTCACCAGTTGTTGGTGAGGTAATGGCTTACCAGATTGCTGATAAGTTGTAGTACCCAAGGTGTTCCGTTACCGTTACGTCTTCCTCGACCTTCTTTTCCAACTCCTTGGAATAGGTAAGAAGTTGTTGTCCATACATTGGGAGTGATCCCAGTGTCACTGGCCCTCTTCTGGTGAGGGGAGGTGGAGGCGAACGTGGAAACCAAGATACGGGTGTTAAATTAAGGTGGGGGTATGACCTATCCTTCCAAGTTATTAGCAACAACTTGGACCCCCGGGAGGGGGGCTAATCCTTTCGACGCACTCCTTATTGCCTCTCAATTGAGGTGGGAATAAATATTCCTTCCAATAAGGTTGAGATTGCGTAAGGATTAAAATATAGTGAGCATGTTTCAGCTCTGTCAGGACCGGGAAACTCGGGTG